GTAGTTTTCCATGTCAGTGCGATTGTCTGCCATATCTAGTGCTTCGTACTTGCGAGCCGCTTTGTAAATAGCATTGCGAGCATTTTGCACAATGTAGTTGTACATCACATAAGTGTCGCCCTTGAACTCAGCGTGGAAACTTTTGTTTTTAGCATTGTACAATTCAGCAACCTGACTTTGGTTGACGTTATAGACAATCACAGCATCAAAGTCTTTCATTGTGCTATTGTCCTTGGCTACTGGAGTCATATTCTCAATAACCACATTAACATCCTTGACGGGGAAAGTCATAACTTCACCGATGATGGTTTGATTCCAAGAACCAGGCAACAGTTCTTGAGTACTGACCTGCTTGTTGATATCTCGGCGAAGACCAACCTCACCAGTTTCAATGCGAGTACATGCAGAGGTCAGTGCAACTGCGGTAGCAACAATGCCAAGTTTGAAATAACGATTCATTTTAGATAATACCTTTTACAAAAAGAAAGAAACAAAAAACAAAACCAAGTACAAAATACAATGGTCTAATGAGAAAATCAGGAAACATGTTAGTCCTTAAAAAATTACAACGATTGAAATTAACACTGCAATCGTCAGTAGCGAACAAATTATACTATAGCCTAGCATTTTTGTCAATGCTAATGCCTCTTTACCTGTCATATTTCGGGCAAGTGTAATGCCTGCAAAAAACAAGACAAAAAGTAATACAAATGCTAATACAACTTTAATCATTTGTCATCCCTAAAACGAACAAAGCGAGGGAAACGCAAACTGTATGTGCCATCTTGGTTCTGTGTAATCACATCACACAAGACCTCAGCAGTACGACCAATGACCAGATTGCGATTAGTCCAGTAATCATCTCTATCAGTATCACTAAAGCCACTACCCACATTGACTGTAATTTCTTTCCCGTCGTCAATTCCATGACAAACAAGTGCTCCAAGTCTTCCCAAGTTTCTACCAGTACCTTCTTCAACACCTACGACCTCCAAGTCTACAGTAATAGTTGGCTTCCATTTCATCCAATCAGTACTACGCTTACAGATGTATGGTGCTTGCAATTCTTTAATCATAATGCCTTCAAAGCCTAGATTAACTTGATCCTTAGCATAACGATCTAGTTGGTCACGACCTGCGGCTGTATCTAAGTCAACCATGATGTGTGGTAGCAACTCAACATTAGGCATGTTGTCAATGACTGGACGCATATCTTCTAGTATCTTAATACGCTTTTCAAGTTGACTATTCCAATGACCTTCACGGAACGCATTAAGTGGTAGAATGTCAAATACATTGTATACGCTATCTTCTGCTTGTGCATTTTCTTTACGGCGTGCTTGACGCATTAGTTCTTGGAAGCTGTTACCAATCACTTCACCATCAAGTACAAAGCCCATACTTAAATTGCTTGTTGCGGCTTTACGAACCATCTTGACCCAGTTACTACGGACCTGATCTTCAATGTGTGTAAAGTTTTCAAACTGTTTACCATTACGACTAAAACAAATAATTGTAGTCTCACCATCATCGGCGGGGATGACCATCATCAACATACGAACACCGTCAAGTTTAGGCTCAAGGCGTTTGACACCTTTCATCTCAGGACGACCTTCACTATTAGTTGCAAGTTGGCAGCCAAAGATTGGGATTTCATAATCTGTCTTTTTACAGATTTTATTGATTGTCTTATCACTGATACCTGCACGTAAGTCTCTACGCAATACGGGTGCTAAGAATGTATTCCATTCTTCGCTATCAAATCGTTCAGCCGTAAATTGAATAGCATCACGTGCGGCATGACCTGTCAATCTACGTTGACTAAGTTGTAGCATCAACTCATTAAACTCATCCCAGGGATTCTCTGCATCGGTAATACCTACTGTGTCTGGTACCTGACGAACACCAAACGTTACATAAGGATTGTAACATGCTTTTACAAAAGACAGGAAATTGATAGCGTTTGTGCTACCTAGGACACTTGCCTCTAATGCTTGTTTGATTACGTCTTCCTTGTGAAGGCGGCTGTCTGATTCATTTAGTTTTCGAATCCACGATGCTGACATGAAAATTCCTTAAGTTAATAATATGTTATATTATATCACCCTGATGTTTTATCGTCAATATCTTCGGGTACGCTTTTCCGTTTCCTACATTCCTCAAGAACTTCGGCTGGAACATGTTGGTATTCTTTAATTACACTACATTTATATTCAATGGTAACATCATCGGAGTTATCATATTCATAATATTCTGTTTCATTTCCCAACCAAAAGTATATTGCTAATATTGATAATATTATTATAATTACATCTTTAAACAATTTGTGGAACATGCTACACCTAGTAGCATATTTAGTTAGTAATTATGTTGCCTTAATATAAGTGTGGTTCAACTATACGTTCATCTTTTAGAATCAACATAACTTCTTCCTTGCTGGTGAAGATCAAGCGATGTTCTTCTAAAATACTTCTACGTTGTTCTTCATCAATACTGGACCAAAGCAGAATCTGTTTATGACTGCCACGTGCTACTTCCGGTACTGTGCTGTCAATCCAACCTACCAAGGCTTTGTACGCTTCTATAGTATTACTAGGATGACTACGTGAGATTGCCTTGGCAAAATCATTAGCCAGTATTGCTTCAAAACAACTACCTGGCCTAAATCCCCAGACTAGATAGTTATAGAAAGGTTCAACAAACTCTTTGGGAACTTCCCAACGTGCAAATGTTTTAAACATTTTATTTTTACTGTATTTTGTTAAGTTCATTCTTCAACACCGAACTCATGTTTGATTTTGGCTACACAATCTCTGCGGAACGCATCTTCGATTTGATTGCGATAGTCTTGGTAGCCTGGGCTTAGACCTTCTACAATGCCAACACATTGTTGAACAATCAACTCGGCGAACTTTTCTTTGTCAAAAAACTCACGATAATGAGTGATTCCAGTATCTGGATTAACAATTTCTATAGTATCCGTAGCCTGCTCTATAAGTTGTCGAATTCGTTCGTTCATACGATTCCTATTCTTCACGAATTCATCATATTTTTCTTTGGTGCCAATAGAGTAACCACCATCACCTGCGTGAATGTCTCCACCTGCTTTAATATTTTCGTTCATTTTATTACTCTATATTCTGATTTAGGATATGTTTCAATCAGCCATTCTAATAAATCTTCACTATATGGCAACTTAATTGAATGATATTTATTTGTAATATACATTACCAACTACTGTTGTAAAATACTTTCAATCCCAAAAACACTTCTGCCTTAGCGTTGTCTACAAACTCTAGGTCTTGTTCATAATAACGATTATCTGCTGGTTTGCCAAAGAAGAAACCTTGAGTATCTGGGAGTTGGCCACGGAGAATAGCTTCTTCAAGCTCATCCAAATCATCCCATGTCAGTTCCAATTCAATGCCATTGAATATTTCTTTAGGGCCGGCTCCGGGTTTGCCTTTGCGTTCCCATAGTTGTTCCATCCAACCATGCAAGTTAGGATGCTTACGCCAATAAGCAATCTCCAATGGCTTACTGACAGGAGAGGTAAAATCTTTTATAGTCTCATCCCATTCAGCCTTTTCATGGAATTCATCATACTGACCTTTTCTGCTAGCAACATAAGCGTACATATCAAGACCCATTTTATTCTCCACCTGTTTACGTTTAAATTTCACTTTGCTTGTTCGATGGTTACTTCTTTAACCTTGTCTACGCCTTTGTCAGCCATTCTAGCGATGCCACTAAAGCCAACCGTTGACACAACAATACCAAGAATAAAACCAATAATTAATTTACTCACCACTCATCTCCTCAATTCCAAAATGTATTAACAAGTCTCTACCTAACAACGGACCATGTTCCCATGTATTGCGGGCATAACGGTCACACTCACGTACAATCAGTTCTGCAAACTTTTCAGTATCAAACCGATCAACCATATAATTGTCAAACGCATTAGTACCACGCATTTCACGCACGATACATTGCGACTTCAATTTCTGAATCAATTCTAGTCCCATTCTTCTTCCTCTAACCCAAAATATTCTAAAATCTGATTAGGAACTTCGTAGTTACCATCAGCATACCGTTCACCAATGTCAGCGCATTTTCGAATAATCAACTTGGCAAACTTTTCTTGGTCAACTTTAGAGAAAACCCATACACGGTCATCTGGGTTTAGTTCTCTGGTTGCTTGTTTCATCAAGGCTTTGATTTGTTCGTTCATACAATAACCTTTACACGATTAAGTTGAGTAGTGTTATCTCTGTGTGCTTTAACAGTACCATAAATATCGTACATCTTACCAATTGGTAATTCACTTTTGTAAGCAAAGAACACTACTTGGTCATCACTAGTGATACCGGTAACATAGTGTGTGCCCCATTTCATTGAGAATACAGATTTCAATACTTCAATAGTAGTTGAAACTTTATCACCAACTGAACCTACAAATCCACCGCTAGCAAAATTAACACGTTGGTCTGCTGTTTGACGTTTCATACCACGCTCATAGCAACTTGGCAAACTAGCAATAACCGCAACATCATAACTACCAGTAATAACATCACGATTGGCAAGCAACATTGCGGTGTTGTCAAATTCATTCAATCGTTTGCCTTGCAAGATTTTGAAAGTGAATGCCTGATAGAATGCACGAACTTTTTTACCTTGCTCCATATCTTCTTCGGTAATCAAGCTAGGGTCAACCATGAAACTTTCGACCAGTTGACGATTGGACAATTTGTTCTCTGTCTTGTCAGCCTCTGTCAACACACTCAGTTTGACATATGCACCATTGATACGTTGTGCCGCAACTGCCGCACTCCAAACGTTTTCAGCAGGGATATTGAGAACGGGTTTTTGATAGCGAGCCATTATTTACTCCTTAAACAAAATCAAAAGCATATTCGAAGGGGGTTTTAGAAACACGTACTTTACCAAAACCGTAGTCTTTGCTCAGTTTGTGAAACACCGACCTAGCCTCATTTTCTTCACACGTGACAAACAAAGTACCATATTCAAACGCGGCAGATTTTTCATCACCCAGAACACTAGCAACCTTAGCGAGAACATCTTTTTCGAGACCCATTTTTAACTCCTGTTATTTATATGTTATTAATTTAAGAGAATTCGTAAAACTTAACAGATGGATCCAACTTTTGCAATTCTTTGGCCGCCATTGTCAATTCCTTGTAGCGTTTCTGTACAAGACTACGGGGCAATTCACCATCACAAGATAAATTCTCAGGACTCAAATCTGAATCGATTGAATCGGCAATCTTTTGACGGTCAACTGAACTAGCTAAAGTAAGTGCTTTGGCACCAAAGATTGTAGCGTAAGCGTTCTTGCGATCCAGATATGTTTTTAATGCTGACATTTTTAACTCCTGTTGTTTGACTGAATAAGACTCTATTATATACCCAAAACCATTTATTGTCAAATTTTTAGCCACGAATTTCAAAAGAAAATTCAGTGCCGGCCCTAGTGACATAAATCTTACGGCCATAGACCGTAATGTAACCCCACTCACCGTCTTGGTAAATGTCGTGCGGATCCTTTTCAATCGTGACATTACGGACAATTTCACAGAAACCATTGCGCCATGTAGGCAGTTTCTGTTTGAAATACTTGTCGTTGTCCCGTTGAGTAATAAAGATTTTTGATTTCATAAATGAATTATACACCCAAAACCATTTATTGTCAACCTTTTTAGGCCATTGACGAATCGTTGATAAACTCTAGTTCCATCAATGCTTCTTCCTCGGTATCGAATCCCACTTCATCAAATCCTGATACATAGTGTTTAATGTAATACTTTCCGTTGCCCGGACTTGCTTCGGTATCGATACCAACTTCACCGACACCTTCGATTATTCTAACAATGAAATCCATGTTATACTCCTTAAGCCATTCTGTAGGTATTGTAACTACGAATTTTGCTCTGACGGTTGGTGTGGCTTTCGTTGAATTTAATCTCATAACCACGGTCACGGAGAGCAACCAACAATACAGATAAGTCACAGTCCTCTTCCAAGAATGCATTGGAACCATTCATGTAACTATAAGTACTAATTTTGTCAGCAATACCGAGACTGACCAATTTTGCTTTGGGGAAACGTGCCCAAGCATGTCCGGGGTCTGCAAACACTTTGATAGAGATTTTCTTAGCCATTTTGTAGTCCTTTAATCAAGTCAATACAAGTATTATATACCCAAATCCAATTACTGTCAACCTTTACATTGACCAGTAAGATTCGGAACTTGGTGAACAAAAGTAAGGGGTGTCATAACGTTCTTGGAATGACTTACCTGCCATCAAGTTTTTGCGGGTAACAAAGGTTTCGAACACTTCAACAACAAAACCCAACCTACGCTTACCGTCTGCAACGGCATTAATGTAGTCTACTGTTACTGGTGCAAAATCTTGCTTTGCAACCAGACGCTTACCTTCTTTGGTACGTTTGTCGTTTTTGTAAATTTCCAATGTGTATTCTGTGAGTGCTGACATTTCGTTTCCTTTTCTTTACTGTCTAAGATTCTATTATAGCACAATACCCATTTATTGTCAAATTTTGGAGAACCAATGTTTGACTACGTTTTCAGCAGGTTTACCCCTAATAGATTGAGAAAAGTTAGGGAAGCCTTCGGATCCAGGAACTAACGTATCAGTATGCCAGTAACTAGTGCTAAAATTAATACCATATGTTTTAATTAATGTTTGTTCCTTAATAGCCTGAAATGCACCTTCAATAGCTAATGCTTGAATACTAAAATCGGTTACATAATTCATTTGGTTAGTACACTCAGTATTCCCCCAATTAAAGATAACTGATCCATTTGTACAAAATCCATCTTCCATCCAACCTTCACTTAATGCTTTGTCTCTGCTCTGAATATTAAAATCCCATATAACCGGAATACTTTTTAAGTCTAATCCGGTAGCTATAGAAAGTTCTAATGCTTTTCCTAATATATTATCTAAATATCGGCTTTTTAACAAACTGACAGATATATTAATATCATCATTTCTAGACCAATTACTAGGAGTTAATGGGATAATAATACCATCGACCTTTTCAACAATTCTTTTATCAAAAAATACAGGCGATGCTCCCATAAATAATTTACCATTAAAATGTTGTCGCACATCATTAATAATTGATAAAAATTCTAAAGTA